CGTAGCCGTCGGCGAAGATCGGAACGACGGTGCCGGCGTAGTTGTAGACCGTCTTGTCCATGGCGACTGGCACCTGGCCTGACAGCGAGCGGAACACCGGGTTTGCGGTGTCCGAGGCGGTGCGGGTCATGTGGACCAGCTTGCCGATGTTCACCGGCTTGGCCAGCGGCATCAGGTCAGCCATGAAGACGCTGCCGCCATCGTCCCGCATGACGCGGGTCGTGATGGTGTCCAGCTCCAGCCAGGCGTCGCGCGGCAGGACGGCCGAGGCGTTGGTGACGCCCGACATCTCGCCATAGAGGGCGGCGTGCTGGTCTTCGACCCGGTGGAAGTGTTCGCGCGCCACGCTCAGCTCGCCCCACCATTGCTGGTGCGGGCGGGAGTTGGCGACGAGCTGTTCGTCGAAATAGCGCATGTTCGCCCTCCTTAGGCGGCGACCACGTTCCGGCCGGCCTTGCGCGCACGCACAAGCTGGTCAGAACCGGTGTTGTTGTTGAAGGTCTCTTCGGCGACGAAGGCGACGTTCTGGCCCGTGGTGGCGAGGACGAACTTGCCGGCCGCGCTGGTGGTCAGTTCAGCGCCGCGAGCGACGTTGGTGCCGGTTGGGACGCGGACGTTGAAGAACTGCTCGTCCAGCGCTTCCATGCCGATGACGGTGTCGCCGGCGGGCCATGCGTCGTCGGTGCCCTTCAGCGCCAGGTAGTTGTCCTGAGCGATGTAGAGCTTGTCGCCGCTGTTGGCGCCGGCGATGGCGAAGGCCGAGCCGGACTCCACCAGGGCGATGCCGGGCAGGACCGCAGCAGCGCATATACGTTCCTGCACCTGGGGCGTGACCTCGGTGACGGGGCCAGCGTAGATCTTGTTGAAACGGGGCATGTGCTTAGGCCTCCGTCTTCGCGGCGGCCGGAGCCTTGAAGGCGGGCTTGGCGCCCGTCGCACCCGGAAGCTTGAAGCCGCTGTTGGCGATCGGGGCGGCCTTGCCGGGCTCGGCCTTGGGAGCCAGCTTGCGAAGGGCGTTGAGCGTCAGCTCCTTCGCCGTTTCTTCGTCCAGCAGGTTGGCCTTGACCACCTTGCCCACCAGTTCGGCGTGCTCGGCGTCGTCCTTGGCCTTCTGGTCGGCCGCGTTCGCCGTCAGTTGATCGGTGACGGGCTTCAGCGCGTTGGCCACGGCCTCGGCGACCGAAGTGCCGATGCTCGCGCCGATGTTCGCAACGCTTTCCGAGAGGGTCTTCACCTCGCCGGACAGCGCATCGAACTGTTCTTTCGAGACGGTCATGTCAGCGTCCTTGTTTTGCTGCTCAGAGGGGACCCGCTCGGAGCCTTTGAGGGCTTCGATAAGGGCGGTTTTGACGCGCTCCAGCCACGACGCACGTTCGCGCCGGTCCAGAGCTTGGGCGAGATGATCCAGCGCCCAATCGACACCACGCTCAGCGTCCTCGGTGAGGGTGCTGTTGATGACGTCGATCTCTTTGCCCGCCGAGTTGACCATCATGCCGACGCCCTGATCGGGAGTGGCGGCGCCGTCTTCGTCCAGAAGGATGGCGTCGTGGTCGAACTCGATGTCGCGAGCGGTGAACTTGTAGGGAACGTCGCCATTGGCGGCGTCCATGATGGCCAGGAGGCCCGTCGAGGTGTGTACCGGATCGCCGGCGTCGATGGCCGCCAGCACGCGCTTGCCGCCCTCAGACTGGTTGGCGCGCTCGACGTCGATCACCTTATCCAGCAGAACGCGGCCGCCCTCTTGGCGCACGTTCTCGTTCCAGGCGCCGATCCAGCCTTGGTTGAGGCCTTCGGGGTCGCGGGCCGAGAGGAACTTGCCGTTGACCGACGGATGACCCAGAGGGGCAGGTGTGCGCTCCAGGGTCTTGAACGACTTGGCGATCTCGGCGGCCGGATAGAGGATGTCGTTCATGACGACGTCGTCCGGCAGGGTCGCAGAGGGCACGATGATCACGTCGCGGCCGTTGCGCTTCTCCCGGCGGATCGCCGCCGAGTTGGCCAAGGTGCGGATGTTGACGCGGACCTGTGCTCCGGCAATGAGGGCCTTGTTGACGCGGACGGCATCATTCATGGACGCCATGTCACCGCGAGACGATGACTCGCCGGTCAAGGCGCTTAGTGCCTCGACCATCATGTCCATCATCGCCTGCTGCGATTCCTCACCGGCTGCGCCTGTAGTGGGGGCCGTGCCGTTCATATGTTTCTTGTGAAGAGCAATCGCGTCCTGCAATTTGGCTTTGGCCAGCGCGATATCTTTCGTCCGATCCTTGTTCACGACGAACGTGCGGGCGTTCACGTCATGCTGATGCACGCGGGCCTCCTTCGATTGTGGGTGGATCAGGCGGCCGGAGCCGGCTCGTCTTCGGTCTTAGGCAGGTCCAGGGCGTCCTGCTCTTCATCGGGGTCGGCCTGCTCGTCCCGATACTTCTCGGCGTCCTTCAGTGGCTCACGCCCGGTCACACCGCGCATTTCCTCGGTCGTGAAGACGAACTCGCCCGTGTCCTTCATCTTCTGGTTCACGTCGGCCATCTTGTCGGCGAGCGCGACCTTTGCTTCCTGCGAGGTCTCGGTCAGGTCGGACCAGTCGAGGTTCCAGTCTTTGTCGGCGAGGATGCCGAAGCGGACGAGACGGCGGACGATGTCCATGATGTTCGGGATGACGATGCCGGTGCGGCGCGCCATCACGGTTTTGTTCCACTCTGCGGCGTCTTCGGTGCTGGCCCGCTCGCCGGACTGCGACCCGACAAGGATCTTCAGCGGCATCGAGATCGACGCGGCGAAGGACTGAAGCGGCGCGGCCCAGAAGTGTTCGGGCGAGGGCAGGGAGACCTGCATAGGCGTGGCGGTGATGCCCTGCATCAACAGCGAGGCGTCGAAGCCCGCGTTGAAGTCCTTCACCTGCTCTTCCATCTTGTCGACGACTTCGGAGACCTCGACGTTCATGGCCTGGGCCATGCTCGTGATGTTGGCGTCCTTGTCGATCTGCAGGCTGAGACCGGACTTGGCGTTCTTCCAGAAGCCCTCGCCGCCGGCGCCGCTGATCTTCTCCAGCGTCAGCAGGTCGTTATAGCCCGGCGCCAGGAATGACCGTCCGTTGACCGACCCATCCTTGGACCAGATCACGACCCGGTCGGGGTGGACGTTGAACTGTCGGGGCTGGGAGGTGGAGCGATCGACAGCCGCCTCTTGGAAGGCGAACATCTTGGGCTTGCCGTAGGTCTTGGCGTCTTTCTGGTCGGTGTGCCACTCGCTGATGGTCAGCTGGCCTTCCCAGGCCGGAATGATCTCCACCAGACCCTCAAGGCCACCGTTCACGCGGGTGACGGGCTGGTCGAACGCCCTGTCGTCTGCGAGCTGGAGGATGACGCCGGCATAGGCTCCGACGAGGCCGCGCCGATCCGCCTCGGCGAGCTGCTGCCAGACCCGCAGTTCGGAGAAGCGCTTGCGGATCTCGCCTTCGAGCTTGGTCTCTGGCGTGTCGTCGCCGTTGTCGCGGGCGAACTCCTGAAGCCAGGGCGCATCCTGCCAGGTCTTTGCGACCGTCTTATCCACCCCCGCGCTGCCGAGACCAGTGCGGGTGTAGGCGTGATAGGCCAGTTCGAACGTGACCTCAGCCGGGTAGCCGAAGTCCTTGTAATGGTCGTGCTTCGCCGTACCGAAGAAGCCGGGGAACATACCCTGCAGGGTGCGGGTCGCCCGGTTCACGAGCATCTGACGCGCGCTCATCCGCGGTGCCGGCTCTTCAGGAACATGGCGACGGTCGAAGGCTCTTCCAGCGAGAGCGTGTTGAAGGCGCGCGCGGTGCTGTCCGCGTCGTCATCGTGCGCGGCGTCAGGGAAGGATTCGAGTTGCATGAACCATTCCTCATTCCAGGGGCCGCGCAGCACATCGACGTTCCCGGCCTCGCACTGAGCGGAGAAGGGACCGAACCGGGTTTCCTTATCGCCAGTCTCTGGCGTGGCCCTTGCCGTGTAGGCGGAGAGCATCTTGATCAGAGTGGCGACCTGGGCCTTGCCTGCCTGGCCCGGATCCTGCGGAAGGCTGACCTGAACCTCTGCGCCGTCCTGTGACGCCGTGTTCGCGATTAGCGCCTCGACTTTGTGGGGCGTGTCGCGGTCCCTGACGTGGTGCAGAACGATGTAGCGACCGGTCGAGCGGGACTTGCCGATCTTCGTTCCGGCAGTCCAATCGGGGTCGTTGCTTTCGGTTTTGGGTGTTCCCGCCAAATCCCAACCGCGGACAATGCGAAGATCGGAGGGCGCCGCATCCACCACGGACACCCATGATCGCTTGAACAGCAGCCCGGCTGCCGCCCGAATCTTCCAGTTGCCGCCGAGAAGCCGCTCGCGCTCGACCTTCGGCAGAGCCAGCAGGTTGGCCATGTAGCCGGGGTCAGCAGCCATCAGAGCCGCGTTGTCGGTCAGCTTGGCGGGGATGAAGGTCGCAGACTTGGGCGGTATGCCCGGGTGCTTCCCTTCCAGTTCTGCAGGGTCGTCAGCCCAGACCAGCGCATCGTTGATGCGGACGAACCAGCGGACGACGCCGGCACGGTCGGGGATCGGAAGGCCTGTTTCCTGATCGATCCACCAGGCGATGAACTCGGCGACCCAGCTATCGGCGTCGGGGTTGCACGTCGCGCGGATATAGGGCCGCACGCCGCACATCGAGCGGTTCCGGCTGACCATGTACCAGAACTGCTTCTGGCTGAAGTGTGTCAGCTCATCGAAGCAGATCAGCGGGATCTGCGAGCCCTGCCAGTTCAGGACCGTCTTGTCGTGCTCAAGGTGAGCGAAGCTGACCGTTGCGCCGGCTGGGAACTCCCAGCTTAGAACGTGCTCGCGGGGTGTCGCGCCGATGATCGGGTAAAGCTTTTCGCTCTCGTCCCACAGACCGCCTTCGTTGCGGACCTGGACGGTTGAGCGGCGGAAGAACACGGCGCCAAAGCCGGGATTGGCGATGTGCCGAAGCGGCTCCATCAGCAGCGCCCAGGTCTTACCCCCGCCGGCCGCGCCCCCATAAATCGCGATGTCGGCCGAACTGCCGAGGAATGTCTCTTGCGGTCCCGGCTGCGGCCGAATGACCGTGGGCTCAGCCCCGTCCATTATCCGGCAGTTGGTACAGCACGACCGCCGGAGCTGCGGCGGGGAGAGGTGCGCCGTTCTTGCCGGTGAGCTCGCGCCGGTTCGTGTAGCTGTCGCCCGCTTCCTTCGCGGCCTGTTCGAACAACTGCGCCGCCAAGGCTATGTTGCCCATGGTCTCGGCGCGTTCGGCCATGCGCTGGAGGGCGCGCAATCGGACGGCCCGGTGTGAAATGGCGATCTTGCTGGTGTCTTCCAAGAAGGCCTTGCGGGTCTCCTCATGAAGGGTCACCCACTTCTCCGCGAGGCGGTTGCTGGCCTTCTTGCCGGGGTCGTAGGTCTCGACCAGCTGGCGACTGATGATCACACCAAACTCGGCCTTGACCGCGTCGGCGACCGTCTTGGGGGTATCGAAGCAGGCTAAGGCCTGGACGATATAGGTCTGAACCTCGGGGGCTAGGCGTTCCTTGGCCATGTCGGTGTCAAGGCTCCGTCTAGGTCAGGCCGCCTTCGCCATGCAGGTGCCGCACGCCTGTGCGATCGATGCTCTGGCTATCAGCGGCTCATGGGACGCGGCCTCGACAAGGTCTCTGACCCCGGAAGCATCTGCGCCATATCTGCGGACTACGCCGACGAACTCCTCGACGTCGTGTCCTCTTATCGTGAAGGCGGGCAGACCGGACTGTCTGAACTTCGGTGCTCCGAACGCGTCCCGCTCCTGACCGCAGTGGTAAAGCTCATGCTCGACCAAGGCCATGAACTCGGCATCGCTGGCCTGGGCCACGTAGTCGGCGCTGAAGGTCAGGATGAAGTCCGGGATCTCGCCGAACCATTCGGTGATCTGCTGCTCGGCTCGGGCTTTGGCCCATCGTCCCATTGCACGAGGCGTGCCGTCTTCGGCCTGGCCAACGACCGTGCGGCCTTGTCGGCTGTTCGGAACCGACGACCAAAGTACGCCAAGGCTCGCGAACCGCAGATGCTTGTGGTCCTCGTTTTCAGCGGTCGCGCCGTCGTCGATGAAGGTCTCGCGCAGCCAGTCGTGAAGTTCTGGCGCGGGGACGAAGCTGGGTCCGCCGATGTCCAAAATCTCGCGCGGCGGTGCGGGCCTCATATCGGGTTCGATCCGAGCTTATCGATCGTCCGACCGTATGGCCGCCCGGAAGTCGTCCTCGACGCCCGAGTTGAAAATGTCGTCGCTCAGGGCCTCACGGACGACGCTTGGGAAGACCCGCATAGGCACTATGCCGCCGGTGTCCCAGAGAGCGTACGTTTCACCGCCCGCTGCAATGCCGACGAAGGCGTAGGCGCGGATGTCTTCCTGGCGCATGAGGTTCAGCACTTGGGCCGACGCGTCTCGTGCGCGCTCACGCTTCTTCCGGCCCTCTATCGTGTTGCGATGAACGCTTAGGGCGACGGGCTTGGACGCCATCAGTCCAAGCCACCCCACGCTTCGACGACTGTCGTGTTGGCCTTCATAGCGCTCTC